GTGGAACCCACAAAGATGGCCTTGTCTATAACATTAGTATTGGATTCTTTTCTGAGATTACTATCCATTTCACGCATCTGTTTTTGCATTGAGATTAGTTCTTTGTTAGCTTCTACTACATTTTTGAGTAGAGAACCAAATACTTCGAATGCTCTTGGTTGTTCAGATTCTTTTGCAATTCTGAGGATATCATCCATGGCGTCCTTGCCTTGGTCGATAACGTCCTGGAGGTTGTCTCGTGATTGTTGGTAAGCATCAGCGAGGTCACTATCAAGATTTGGATTATTCGAGTATTCCTTTGTTGCTATAGGTTTATCTATAATAACTGTTGGTACTACATCAAATATTTTGGACATTGAATCATCAAATTTTGTCATAATTTATATAAAATCTGTATCTTTAAATCCAAAAGATTCAATAACTGATAAATCTGTTATATCAGACCAAATGGGTTCTAGTGCAGTACCTGTATAATCTGTTGTACCATAACCTTCTGGATATACTTGTATGTTTATTTGTTTTTTAATAGACCCTTTTAATTGGGACATAAACTGTTCATGTTCTGGTGTTCCTATAATGTTATTTAAATCTTCTCTGGTATTAATAATCATGTTAATATTTCCTGTTTTAAGTTATAACAATCGGCCCATTGTATATGTCCATTCCAAGAACCTATAAATGTGCGTAATTTATCTTTAAGGTTGAGTTCTTTATATTTAGCAATTTTTCTTTTGGCTCTAATTACAGAATCTCGTTTAATTAATTTATAAGTTTTCCATATTCTATATCCAATAAAATTAACCCCTTTAGATGTTGGTTGAATATACCATTTACTAAAAGTTAGATTTAATTTACTCGATGAGAATTGTTCTAATTCTTTCTGTATACCCTTCAATTCATTGATGTTATCACCGAAAATAATGATATCATCCATATACCGCACCCATCTTCTCTGTTTTAGGGTGTGGTGAATAAAATGGTCGACTACCGAACCAATTATATTAGCTGATAGTTGGCTCATCAACCACCCCACAGGAAGGTCTGAACCTCCTGGTGGAAATATATATTTAAGAAGTTTCATTGTAAATTTACAACTTATTTTCTTTTCCATAAATATGTGCAATCTATCATATTCAATACTTCTGAAAAACTTCTTATAATCAGTCTTTAGATAGTAAAGAGGACCATCAGATTTTCTCATAATAGATTGGGTATATTTAACTGCCTTATGTGTTCCCTTATTTTTTCTACATGCATAAGTATGTGGAAGAAATGTGTTGTCGAAAATAGGTTCTATAATATTATTGATCGCATGTTGAACCACTCTATCCCTAAATGACAGCGCTTTTATATTCCGTTCTTTAGGTACATATATTGTAAACGCATAACTGGGGTCTATTTTATATGTTTCATTAATTAAATCAGTTTGAATGTTTTTTAGATTCAATTCATCATATTCTTTAAATTCTAAGTAACTTCGAGTCTTTCTTTTTCCTCTACTAGCTTTTACATATGCTAACTGGATATTTTCAGTTGAACATATCTGATTCTTTAAATTTTTGTATTTAGTTCCCATATGTGCTTCTTCGTATTTCGCATATTGCTACTCCACAAAGTTTGAGACCCCTTAATGTATTCGCCGAAGCAGGTTAAGTATAGCTGACCAAATTATTTCTTGGACAACAGCGATGTCCTTAGATTATCGCTAGTTATGTAAAATCCTAATATTTCGTCACCGACACCGCGAGAACCAATGTTGTTGTTGGAGTTGGAAGGAGCGTTGTTCCAGTTCGAGTAACGAGACCCAGCATTACCACCGTCGTTCCAGTTGCCACCCAATAACGCAGCGTGTTTGTCTCTACCTAACCTTTTTAAAATTTTTAATCCACATACCTAACATTGCACCAACCTCAGAAATATGAAATAAACACACTTGCTGTTGGTGCTTTGTTAGCATTTTTCGCTTTTCAAAAACCATAAATCTTAATTTGAATCTCATTGATGCTAATGCAGAATCAACCAAATATAACTTACTAACTTGATTAGTTTTAGCAGCATCATTAATTAAATCTACTATCTGAAATAATTGTCTAATGATTTCTTCTTTAAAGAAACTATGCTTACCTGGAATATTTTGAAGTATCGGGTAAACATAGTTTATATAATCCTCATATCTACTTATAATAACTAATTGTTTATATGATGCGGTTTCATCTTTAATTATATTTGATTTAAGCATATAAAATTCACTTAGATAGGCTTTCGCCTATCTTATACAAGTATCAAGTGGTCACCGACACCGCGAGAACCAACGGCGTTGTCGGAGAAGGAAGGAGCGGCGTACCAGCGCGAGTAACGAGACCCAGCATAACCACCGCCGGCCCAGTAGCCACCCAATAACGCAGCGTTCGGTAATTGATATTGTTGCCCTCTACTCAATCCTAAATTTTGCCAAGTAGCACTTTGCGCACCTCCGCCAAATTCGGAACCCCAAACATCTAAACATCCTGATACTTGATTAACACCATATTTAGATACATATGCAGCTCGCCATATTGTTGAGTTGTCCTGTACCGAAGATGAAGTATTTTCAGTTGTACCATAAGCTAATAGTTGAAATTCTCGAACAGTTGGACACCTTTTACCTGCCCATGTTAATACTTCATTTGCTGAATAATATCCATATTCAGCATAACTATTTGATCCTGTTCCGCTAGTTAATGTAGATATTAGTGGTGGAGTTGTACCACATGCATAAGCAACATTATATTTAGATGTTCCATTAGTCAAATAATTGGTATTAGTTAAATAAATATCAGCCCAGAAATTTGATCCGCAGTATACCATACCTCTAGGATCTGATACTTTGGGTTTAAATTTTAGATCCCAAAACGAATAAGGATTTATTTGTGGTGTAGTATTACCACCTGATTGAGCTGCAGCATTTCCACCTGGTGCATAGTGGAATCCGCCAATCTTACGACTGGTTATACTAGTATAACCAGTGGGGGTAGTGAAATTTGCATCAGCTCTTATGGTGCCATCAGTACATGTATATATTGCATAATCGGTTCCTGCTGTTAATGTCGGCATAACGATATTGGTACTAGAAGCAAAGTTATATATTTTTGAGTTTATGTCCAGAGATATAATACAGTTAGTGGTAGCCGTTCCTGTTCCTGTAACAACAAATGCGACTGATGTTGGATTACTTTTACTGAACATATAACTACTAACAAATCCCCATGATGGTACGCCAACACCAGATGATATTAATACTTGTCCAGAACTTCCTGCACCAGTAATAGCAATATTTGTTCCCGTACCATATCCGATACCTCCAGGAGTTGGTGTATTTGATATTGTTTTCCAACCACCAGCGGTTACGCCATCATGTACAGTAATGGTATTTAGTGTAGAATCAACGATCAATTCCCCGGCAAGACCGGTTATGGTTGATAGTGTTGGTGTTGTGTATCGTCTAAATTGTAATGATTTTGCCATGATTGGTCCTTTTATACTTGTTAAAAATTTAAATTGATGTTGCCGTCCAATAACATTAAATCTTCGATGTTGCCGTCCGACATTAAATCGAGCCAAAAATATGATATTATTGGTTCTACTATGCCATAATTGAAAGCAGCTCCGTCTGAGAATTGACCTCTTTGATACATAGCATTATCTTTTCTGAAACTGCAAATTAGTGTATAACTGCTGTTTGTGTTAGATCCTGTAGTTGATATACCAAGATTTCCGTTTGGATTTGTGGCGTTATTTGGTATAGAAACCATATTAACACCACCATATGTTCCTGAACAAGTCATATGTAAAATTGTGGCAGAATTTGCATATTGTTGTTCTGTGGTTGTACCTCCACCCGACCAGAACAACTCTACCGCAGCTGCACCAAGTGGCAAATTTACAATATATTCTATGCTAGTCATTTGCAAATTGTAATATGGTAATGCAGTATTGCTCACACTTAATCTGGAATATAACGGTACACTATCAACATCTAATGCGCCATATAGTGTATTTGCTTCAATTCTGGAAGTATTTAACTCTTGTGTAGATCCATCAAATGTTCCTGTTAGTTTAATGACGACATCGGTGGTAGAGTCTCTTAATGTTTGGTATGTAAATTTATTCGCCATGCCGTACCCTCGTGATTATTAAAAACTAACACCCAAATTTAGATCGGTGTTGCCATTCAACAACATTAAATCTATCGAAGAATATGCAGTTATTATTATGTTATTAGCAGTATTGGCACTAATTGAGTTTTCCGTTATTATGGTTTGTACTATATACGGACTTAATGCATTTGCTGTTGGTGGATATACAAATGAATCTATTTCCACCATTTTATTATTTGTATCTTTATTATATATGTTAGTTGTTGTATGTTTGATTAGACCAGCAGTTGATGTATCTCTATATAAGAATGCTTTAGCTGTGAAATTCAGTGTCCATATAATCATTCTGGTGTCAGATTCCCGATTACCTTCATAATTTATTTCATATTCTGTGCTATTTAGTATGATTGGAACTTCTTTAATCATACCCATTTCAGGTATAAGGTTAATCTTTATTGTGTAATCTGGTGTAAAGTATGGTAATATGTGTTCAATAATTTGTGTACCGTCTTCAATATTACGAACATATAGATACAAT